TCAAATGACCAGTTTTTTCCATTCCTTACCGCGTGCGTCGTTGTAAATATCGGTCATTTTTTGATTCGAATGGCCCAGCAAAATTTTGGTATCAACCCCCTGCTCTCTGAACAATCGCTCTGATAAAGATCTCTGCTCATGGAAAGAGGGTGGGGTGCCATTAGCACGCCAGTTGTAATCCACAGAATCCCGGGCTTTTTTAAATGCAACGGTTAATGTTGCTGGCTTAACCATCCCGCCGCGCTTAGCTGTCCCTTTCGCGTGATGGTGGTGCAATAGCCACGGACTAAGAACGCAATCGCGGCAGGATGACACCACATCATCTAGGGTGAGATTTAATTTATCGCAACGCAGAGCCAGAGGGATGGCAATCCGGGTTCCTGTTTTTTGCTGTTCGACATGAAGATAACCATCCCGGATATCCGAAAATTGCATTTTGCAAATATCTGAAAGGCGCTGGCCTGTCATCAGTGCCAGCAGCATACCGCGCTGTAAAAAGTAACCATCCTTTTCCGCTGCGTTATAAATCATCATCCACTCATCAAAAGTCAGTCGCTGTCTTGATATCCGCACCTGCGGTTTTTTTGCCGATTCTGCAGGGTTAAAGCCTGGCGGGACATCGCCCGTTTGCTGAGCTTCCCGGAAAACATCGATCAGTACCTTCCTGAAAATTTGTCCCATTCTGTTATGTCCTCTGGCCTTGTACTCTTCCAGTACTGATACCACATCTTTTACGGTTATGGCATCTAACGGTCTGGTGCCAAAACGTTCATCAAATACCCTGAGAGGGGCCGCTTTCTGTTTCAGCGTGTTGAGTTTGATCTCGCCGTTTTCATATCTTTCCTGTTGAATTTTTCTGTAATTATTCAGAAAAATGGTAACGGTTGATGAACCGCCGGTATCACTAATAATTTTCTCCTGCAGACTGAGCATTTGTTCCATTTGCTGCCGGGCAAGACGGCTGTTCGCTTCTGCTGCAATAGTTTCTGCCAGTTTCTGGTCAATACTGCCGAGACCGTGATTTTTGCCTGTTATGGGATGCCTGTAACGCCAGTAAACTTTGTTATTTCTTTTGTCAAAATACGGAGATAATCCCGGAACATTGGTTTTATATTTTCGCGGGCGCGCCATCTTCCAGTATCCTCTTCAAAGCAGGATGATCTGTGGCGATCACCTCCGGCTTGTTTACCATTCCGACAAAGCGAGCTTGCGGATCCACTCGCCAGCGTCTTCCAACTTTTTTGGGGAGAGGAAATATCATTCCGGCTTTAGCGTATTTACTTAACGTACTCGGAGTTGGGACCGGTTCACTGAATTCCTCTTTTGCCCACTCAGTGAGCAGAATAAGTCTTGCCATGAGCGTCGTTCGCTAATCATGGTCGCCGCCACTATAGCTGGTGGGCAACGACCGGGGTTGAACATTAAAAATCAGCCTGATTCGGGATCAGTTTTTGCCAGATAACTGAAACGTATTTTGCCTGGTAACGGGCGTCATCAAGTGCATTATGGCGCTCACCTTCGAATGGAATAGCCGTTCTGGCATCGAAGTCTATGGCTTTCCCCAGCTCAACGATTGTGCGTACATCGCGATCGCTGTAGTAACGCCACGGGCAGGGGATCCCCTGCCGTTCGTATGAACGGCGCAAAATCGTGTTGTCGAAGTTGGCTCCATTTCCCCAGACCTGAACAAAAAATTCACCGGAGTTTTCGTCGATAAATTCCCGCAATTGTAACAGTGCATCATCTAACGGGATTTCATCGGTCATAATGGCAGACTGCGCTTCACGTGATTGCTTCAGCCACCTTTTAATGACGTCACGATCAATGACTCCGCCAGCAGTTTCCAGATCGATAGTCTTACTAAATTCCGGTCCCATATCTCCGGTTTGCGGATCGAAAAATATTGCACCTATTGAGATAATCGGGGCATCAGGATTTTTTCCCATGGTTTCAAGGTCGATCATTAGATGGTCACACGTCCTGCTGGTGGATGTGATAACGTGATGACCGTTCATCGTAATTAAGGGATCTGCCGTCTCGCCAGTTTCACTATCGCTGGCGTGATCCTGAGCGCTACCAGCATTCTCCTTGTGTGGATGTTCAGCGCCTTCCATTTCCTTCGGATCATTTTCCTGAACTTCAACCTGATTCTCTTCATCGAATGTTTCCTGGTATGTTGCGTCACCCATCACCGCGCCACAATCAGGGCAGTTGCCGCCACCGCTTTGACCGCAGGCGGTGCAGACTTTTTCCGGTTCCTGTTGCGCTACTGGCTCAGGTTGTTTCGTTTCTGGCTCGTTTTGTTGCGTATTTGGGCTGTTTTGTTCCGCTTTCTGGTCGTTCTGTTCCGATTCTTGCTGGTTCTGGTTTACAGAATCGCGGGTTTCAATCCCCTTTACCCATTTCGGATCATTCGGGTCGCTAATCCCTGCAACAAATTCTCCGCGAGAGGCAGCAAGCAACTTATCGGCGTCAGGCTGGCTGATATTGGCTGCCTGCATAATTTTGTTTACTTCGTCAGCGGTAACTTTTACCGGCTCTGGTTGTGCGGTCGTGTCAGATGCACCAGTATTTTGTTGTGAACCTGAGTACGTGCCGTTTTTACGTGCGAAGTATTCCTCTTTTGTGATTTCCGTAGCTCCCAAGGCTAGTGCTTTTTCCAGACCAGAAAGTTTGTTTGCGCGACCGTATTTTTCGCCATCCTTGTCGGTGAAGAGGAAGTAGAACGGCCCCTCACGCTCTACAGATGGTTCGACTTCCACTTTGCATTCGGTTTTTTCGTTGCCCGGAATTGCCGTTTCCACTGCATCAGTTTCTGGTACTGGCGACGAGAGAGTATCAGTTGCGCTCTGATTTCTTCCTTCATCTTCAAACACGCCCTTTGTAGTCAGGTATTCAGTAATGTATTTGTTCAGTGCCACAGGGTCTTTGTGAATGTCGATCGGACGTTCACGGACAAGGCCAAAAATAGTCTGGCGGTCGTAGCGAAGGGCATCAGGCTGTTTGCGCATTGATGCCGAGATACGCTTCCAGTCTTCGCGGTCGTTGTCGATAACTTCATTTTTTGCCCAGCGATGGATGCTGCCGTCAATGTTTCCGGCATCCACATCACCAGGCCAGAGAGCGTAGGCCAGTTCGTCATCCAGTGTTTTCCATGTCTGCTTGTATTCGCGATGAATGGCAGCAATGACCGGGCTGATTTTTCCTGTTGAATTTTCACTGTGCTGTTGATTGGTTCTGGCGCGGGCGAGATCAACAACAGACGTGTATTTTCCGGTTTCCTTGCGTTCACCTTCGCGACGTTTTTTCCAGATGCGCATCTCTGCCTGAATTTCGGGCCATTTGGCACCAGGCTTACATTTATGCTTAACCCACCCGATGGCATGCAGCTTAAGCTCCGGATACATGGCGTTAACTTCTGGCATTTTCATCAACGCTTCAACGATATGTCCGTCGAATGTTGCCATGTCTTCCTGCAACAATTCCTGTGCGCTAATAACCATATCAACGGTGATGTTTTCACATGTGTCGAACTTAACCATGACAGCGTTCTGTACTTCAGGGGCCAGCTTGTCAAAAGTGACGTTCATCGGATCGGATTCAGTCTCAACCGGGACAAAGGAAGCAGACTCCTCATCCCAGCGGTTTTCCTGCATATATTCAGCATCCCAGGAATCGAGGGCAGGGCGGGGTATACCGGGTTTATCCTCGCAGACAAGAAATTTATAAGCGCAGTCCTGAGCAGCCGGATAATGCTCCAGGAATTGCCAGTGAAATTTTGCGCGGGCGCGACGTTCATCACCGGCTTCAATGGCAGTGGCTACAGCGACGGCACCTTCTTCCTTTATTGCCTGTTCGTCCGGAATGGCGGCGCAAATAAAGACTTTACTCATTTTGTTTTACCTCATTACAGATTTAAGGGTGAACAAATCCCTGCCATTGCTGGCATATAAGAATGAAACCGGATATTTATTACGGAACTGTTTTAAAGACCTGCCGGGATTTCGTTATTATCCTGGTGAATAACTTTATCGACCGGGTAACAGTTACCGGGAATTTTCTGTTCGGTTGCTGCAGTCACACACTCCTGCATTGTCCTGTGAACACTGACTGCAATATCAACTGGCTCTCCGGAAACAAGAAAAACTGTCAGAACAAGTGCAAATGCTGTATTCATTGCCAGCATCCTTTTTGTATCGGACGTAAACGGGCCAGCATTGAAAGAATGCATATTTTATTTAATAGCTCCCGTTCGTGTTTTCTCTTGTTAATGGCATCTTCAGTAAATACAGGGTTACTGATATTGACACCAATTTCAAAACAACCTTCAGACGTATTAACGTTTGGTAATAACGTTTCCATTATCGCGTCCTCAACAATGAATTTTGTGATGCGGTGCCTGGTGCCTCCAGGTGACGTTAACCAGTTAACAATTAACGCCGGATACAGAGAATCCACCCATAACACTGTTTTTGGTTTTAACTGTTCCGCGTGCGCTCAGCCGCATTCACCACATCACAAAATTCACTTTAAAAAGGGCGGCAGAGCAGTCACGGAGTAAAACTGATACCGCCAAACGTCACCAGAAAATTGATAACAGAGGGCGTTGCAGCGGGGTTGTCACTTAAGCGTATGGTCAACCTGACAACCCGGTGTCCTCAACGGGGAAGGAATACCCCCGCCATACTTACCGCCGCGCCATTTCGCGGAGTGCCACAACCGGAAGCGCACGGTCGACGAAAATTTAACGACAGGCTATCTATGAACCAACAACTTCGCCGTGTGCTTTCGCGTTATGCCCTGACTTTTCAGGGAAATATCCTTTCAGTAAACTGTCAGTGCCGGATGCTCACCCGTGTCCGGCGCACGCACTCCACCTCACCCGTGGAGAACTCCTTAATCACCAACCCTCAGGAGGGTGAAATGTCGACTGAAAATGATGAAATCATTAACTCCCTGATACGCCAGATTAATAATTTTGATAAAGCATTGCAACATGCTGCGGCGCGTAGTGATATAACTCTTTTAGCAATTTCATTTCTTGCATCTGTTATGGATAAAAATGAAGTCGTACGACAGAGTCTTGTTGATTATATCGACTCGCTTCAACCCGGCACTTTCAATCATGAGAGCTTCAATCATGAGAAAGAGCATGTTAAGTCTGTAATTAATTCTCTTATTTTGAATCAAAAGAATTAATGCTTTTTGTTGCAAAGTAATTTTCAAGGGGTTCTATTCGAATCCCTTTCTTTTTCATTAACAAGCCAAACCCCTTATCAATGATGTCCATTAGATCCAGGAAGTATTTTTCATGTAAATCCTGGTTATCAGAGAGCTGCTTCTCTTCGTACAGCCCGATAAAGGCTCGGCGCACGTTACCGGATATAGTATCGATGGTTTCTTTTTCTACGGTACTCAGGTCAAGAGTCGCCAGTTGGGAACGAACTATAATCACTGCCATTTCCTGGAATTGCATTGGTAAATCTTTAAATTCCATTATTAGCCTCGTTGGTTAGCTATTAACGTGGGTATGTAATCATTCTGGCAATGCTTAATGCCGCTGCTTTTTCCAGCCTGGTGATATCCTGCTCCAGAGCGGACAGATTTTCAGCCTGCTTAGCCCTGGCTTCATTGGCCCATTTCAGATCCTGCGCTGCATTAATTTTCTGGCGCATCCACTCATAAAGTTCATCATCGGTATAGTCTGGCGCGATGATGACGGGTTCTCGTTTCTGCATACTGATTCCTCGCGGTGCTGCTTCGCTTATCAGCCGTTAGATTTTGCCGAGCTGGAAAGCGCCTGTTTAAACTCACTGAAGCTGAGAGCTTCTTCGCCTTCGGCAAGGCCTTCGAAGTATTCTTCGTAAGCCTTTTTCATGATTGTGTCGAAATCCATATCACTCACCTGAGTTTCTTTCCAGCCAGCGACGGGCACCATTTTCGGTTTTAAACGTTTTGCTTTTGGTATACGTCATCGCGGTGAATGTGCCGTCCTGGTTGGGAAACACGCCGTACACCAGAGATTCGTTGTTGCCAAGATCGATAGTATCCATGTTGACCTCATTTCCCCTTAACGCCGGGGTAGCGGAACAAAAACCTGCTGCATAGTTATTAAAGTTGAACCCTGCCGTCATGTTCTTACGCCTCGGGCTGGCTACTTAACCCCTGACCACTGCCTGGTAACTCGAAGTATTGCCCTGCATTCTGTGGGGCGGGGTGGGTTGGTATGCTGTTAAGGTAACAAGAGTTACCTTTCGAGTCAATACGATGTTGTAAAAGGTACATTTGAGAGCGTGAAAAACCCGCAATGAATGCGGGTTCTGACTCAGTCTAAGTATTGATGTATTTGTGAAACTTTACCTTTAATGGTGTAACCACCATTCAGTTCGATGGGTTTGTAAAGCGGATTCAGTGACAACAGATAGATGTTTGGTCCGTCAATCGCAACTTTTTTTAGTGTTACGTTTGGCGTTCCTTCCAATTGGATTAAGATTATTTTTCCCACCAGTTCTCTAATGTTACTTGAGCATGGTGTGATCAGCACGGTAGATCCGTCGGGGATGGTTGGGAGGCCGTTAGAGTTTGTCATCGCATCTCCCTCAACATGCAATAAAAAAGAGTTTTCAGCGGTTTTTGTCATGACATCAACCCAATTCTTAATGCCAGGAATCTCGGTTACTGGACAACTCATATCCCAATAACCAGCCTGTTCCCACGTTAAAACGGGCAACCGGGCGATGTTGTCACTAATGTAAGGATACTGATTCAGACGCAGATCATCGGTTTTATCGTGACCGTCCTTTCCATAAAGAATCCATTCAGGAGATTTGGAAAGCAATTTTGACAGTAGATGCAAATTCTCACCGTCAGGTTTTGAAGAGCCATTTTCCCATTTTGTTACGGATACACGAGATATGCCGATTGCTTTCGCAACCTGCTGTTGGGTTAATCCAACGTCTTTTCGACGATTCCGAATACGTTCGCTGATAGTGTTTTTCATGTAACCAATGTTACTACCAAGTGATGTTGCTATGGTTGACATTCCTATGTAACTATTGTTACCCTCCTGCTCGAAATAACAGGAGAGTTTTATGTTCAAAGATGATGTTCTGCGCTACTTCAAAAAAAAGCGACTAGTAGCTGAGGCTCTTGGAATTTCACATGTGGCTGTTGTGCGGTGGAAAGCAGTTATTCCCAAACTTCGCGCAATGGAACTGGATGAAATTACTAACGGTGAATTGAAATACAACCCAGAACTTTACAAGAAGCAGGATAGCACCTCGAACGAAGGAAAGAATGATTCATGAAAATCAAGCATGAACACATCCGCATGGCGATGAATGCCTGGGCGCATCCGGACGGCGAAAAAGTACCGGCTGCGAAAATTACCAAAGCGTATTTCGAGCTGGGAATGACGTTTCCTGAACTGTACGACGACAGCCATCCGGAAGCCCTGGCTCGCAATACCCAGAAAATTTTCCGCTGGATAGAGAAAGACACCCCTGATGCAGTTGAAAAAATTCAGGCGTTGTTACCAGCGATCGAAAAGGCAATGCCACCTTTGCTGGTGGCCAGAATGCGCAGCCACAGTTCAGCTTATTTTCGGGAGCTGGTGGAGACGCGGGAGCGACTGGTGAGAGACGCTGATGATTTTGTCGCAGTGGCAATCGCCGGTTTCAATCAGATGAACCGTGGTGGCCCGGCAGGAAATGCTGTGGCAGTACATTGACTGACAATAGCCATATCGAATCGCTTCCGGCAACTCGTGAGTAAAAAGATTCGGTATCAGAAGAGGTGAGTATGGCTAACGCCTGGCTCAGATTATGGCATGACATGCCAAATGACCCTAAGTGGCGAACAATTGCCAGGGTGTCAGGGCAGCCAATTGCAACAGTGATGTCAGTGTATATCCACCTCCTGGTGAGCGCGTCACGAAATGTCACGCGAGGTCACATTGATGTCACGACAGAAGATTTGGCAAGTGCGCTCGACGTGACAGAAGAGGTAATTGATTCAATTTTGCAGACGATGCAGGGGCGGGTACTTGATGGTGATTTAATCACTGGATGGGAAAAACGCCAGGTGCTTAAAGAGGACAACGGCAATATTTCGCAAACCGCAAAATCTCCTGCAGAGCGCAAGAGGGCGCAGCGAGAGAGGGAAAGAAAGCGGGAACAAAATGGCGATTGTCACGGCGCGTCACGAAATGTCACGCATATGTCACGACGAGTCACGACAGATAAAGATACAGATAAAGATACAGATCAAGAAGATCAAAACACTATGGTCCATGGCGTAAAAAACGCCACGAACCAGGCAGGGGATGTTCAGACCGTCAATCTTGGTCAGCCAGCAGGCACGACACCGGAAGCCGATTCAGCGTATGCGCTGAAAGCCGATTCGGGCGCTGTGCAGCAGGTGATGACCGCAAGGCCGGAGCAATCACACCAACTGCAGCAGCCCGAAGCCGATTCCGCCATTCAGCGGGAAGCCGATCGGGTAGTCCCGGAAAACACCGGGCAGTCTGTGGGACGAGTGGATTATCCGGATGTGTTCGAACAGGTCTGGCGGGAGTACCCGTTGCGTGCCGGAGCAAACCCGAAGAAATCCGCTTTCAGTGCCTGGAAGGCCAGATTACGCGAGGGGGTGCCACCAGAGGCCATGCTGGATGGCGTGAGGCGTTACGCAAGATACTTGGCGGCTACCGGGAAAACGGGAACGGAATTTGTTCAGCGAGCGACGACGTTTTTTGGACCGGACCGGAATTTTGAGAACCCCTGGTTGCTCCCGGTAAGCGGCACGAACAACCAGCGTTGTGTGAATCATATTTCTGAACCGGATAACGAAATTCCGCCGGGCTTCAGGGGGTAAGTGTGTATTTCTGGTCATGAGGTAATTTTCAGGAGGGCTTGTGGCAAAAGTTTTTACACAAGAAGAGCGGGAAAAAATTAAAGGGCAGGTTCTTGAACTCGTACGCCAGAGTGGGCGCGAGACGTTACGACAACTGGAAGCTAAAACTGGGGCAACAAGATATCTGATGAGCGTTCTGGCCAGAGAGCTGGTTGCCAGTGGCGATGTATACAACTCTGGTTACGGGTTATTCCCGTCTGAACAGGCGCGTAAGGACTGGCAAAATGCCCGTAAAAAGCTCTCAAGGGCAAAGCTGAAGAAACCATCTGCGGTTGATCCGGACCTTATCTGGTCATTACCTGACGGAGAAATACGTCGCTACGACAGGCGTCAGAACATAATCTGTCGCGAGTGCCGGAAGAGCGAAGTTATGCAGCGCATATTGTCGTTTTATCAGGGTAATTTTCAGAAGGTGCTGTTGTGAGCCAAATTAACAATCGGAACTTCGTGAAGAGAAAGCATAATCCAAATCTGAATAATTAAGTTCAGCACTGTAAATAAAATTTAATCCTTAACTGGAGGTATATCTATGTCAAATACACAGAAAATTATTAACACTGAAAAATATAACGAGTGGGTGAAAAAATTCTCTGAACAGATTTTTAAAATTACTGGCGACGAGAATGTGGCAAAAAATGAATTAGAACCGTGGACACCTGAAGGAAACGCACCAAATTATTGCTGGTGGGAAGTTGATCCGGTTGATGCTGCAAATGAAGCCATGAGTTACCACAACGATTAATGTCGGGAGGCCGCCCGAAAGGGCGGTAAGAAATGACTACATTATTCAGAAAAGAATATCCGCAAAAAAGTAGAGCGACAGAATTTTTGTTTCTCATTCTGTTTATCGTATTGATGATACCGATATCCCCTCTAATTTTTGTCTGGGCAATCGGGAAAATAATTGAGCCAGTTACTGAATTGTATACCGACGTTGTATGGGCGTCGTTCAACACACTGCACAATAAAATTAATCCGTATAAGGAAAACTGATATGGCAACTTTGACAAAAAAAGAACGGGCATGGTTGAACGAATTACAGGAAGTTCTTGATCGCTGTCCATCACCGAAAAAAATTGGCTTTTACACCATTGGCGATAAAAGCATTTACCTGTATGACCTACGCCGCATGGATGAAATCATGGAGGCTCTTGATAATCGTTCGTCGATGGATTGGTGTGTTGCTGTTCATGATATGAATGCAGGGTTTGATGAAAAGATTTTGTTCCCCTCATCAGTTGAAAGCACTGCGGGTTAAGGAGTAACACATGACCACTATTACCAAAGAACGTATTGAATTGTTCATTAAAAACCCGCTTGAAAACGGGCTTACCCGTGGTGAACAAATGGAACTGGCACGGATTGCGCTGGCATCGCTGGAAGCAGAGCCGGTTGTGTTCTGGTTTGAAAAATATCAAGAAGGGGCTACGGCATGACGACTTTTACCAGAGAGCAGTTAATAGCTCACGCAGAGGAGACTATTGAAGCACAGAGACTGTGCATACCGGGCACAATCGACCATGACATCATCCGCACATATAAGATGGATATTGCTGTTCTGGAAATCGCACTGGTATCGCTGGCAGCAGAGCCAGCCGGTAAATTGCATGAATACAAACCAGTGGGATATCAGCGTCTGGTCGATGAGTTAACCATGCTGGTAAAGCAGTTAACCTGGCAACTGAGGAAAGCGAAGCCAGACTGCAAATTACCGGATAAGGCGATGAGTTATCTGGAGCGGAACGGACTGATAAGCGTGGAGGATATTTTACGATGACCTGGCCTGAAGCATTAACAACGGTAGGAATTGCGATGGCGGTGGCGCTGGTGGTGTATTCGATTTGCCGCTGGGGATAAAAACGGTTTGCGGGAAAAGGAGAGTTAAGTAGAATTGCAGCGGGTGCTTGAGGCTATCTGTCTCAGGCATGAACACCAAAAGGCAGATAGAGAAAAGCCCCAGTTAACATTACGCGTCCGGCAAGACGCTTAACATTAATCTGAGGCCATATCTATGCTCTACACACGTAGGTTAGCCTCTTACGTGCCGAAAGGCAAGGAGAAGCAGGCTATGAAGCAGCAAAAGGCGATGCTAATCGCCCTGATCGTCATCTGTTTAACCGTCATTGTGACGGCACTGGTAACGAGGAAAGACCTCTGCGAGGTACGAATCCGAACCGGCCAGACGGAGGTCGCTGTCTTCACAGCTTACGAACCTGAGGAGTAAGAGACCTGGCGGGGGAGAAATCCCTCGCCACCTCTGATGTGTCAGGCATCCTCAACGCACCCGCACTTAACCCGCTTCGGCGGGTTTTGTTCTTTTTGTGAAAAAAATTCCCTTAAAGGAGATTTTTTTAACTAAAAAGGTTTACTTTGCTTTCGTATATGGTAAATTTTAGGAATTAGAATTTAAGCGCCCATCAGGCTTGCGTTAGGCAAGTCTGCTAAATCAACAAATTGAGGATAAAATCATGGCACTCACTGAATTCGGTAAGGCCGTTAGAAAAGCGAGGATCGATACTGACAGTACTCTTCTGACTATGTCTCAAGAACTGGGCACTACGCCAGCGTTTCTTAGCGGTTTAGAAACTGGTAGCAAAAAAATACCTCTGAAGTGGGTTAAGAAGATTGATTCTTACTTCAAGGCCAAAGGTGTAGAAATTGAAGGGTTACAGGAGTTAGCGGCAGTTGCGAATGACTCAGTTCCAGTAAACGGTTTGTCTCAGCAACAGAAAATGCTTGTAGCGGGATTCGCTAAGTCGCAGTTTACGCCGGAACAGCTAAAGAGTTTTGCAGATTTATTGCAAAAGATTAATAACAATGAGGGGTAATTATGTATCAAATGAGAGGTAACAGGGTGTCACCGATGCAAGAAGAAGAAATAGCCTACAGAGCTATAAACTTCTGTAATGCTATTGGTCTTACAGCCTCAAAGCGCAAAAGAAAGCGTTATGATATGTTCTTTGAAAGCCTGTCAATTTATGGGGTTACTCTTGACGTCAGGACCGACAAAGAGTGGGAGGCTCTGACGTATGATCTAACTATCGGACATTGTGACCCCGCTTCTCTAACAATTACGGTTCCCAATAAAATATATGTGAATGCTTGCCTTGGGGAAGAGCATGCACTTGCTGTTATCTTCCACGAGCTAGGTCATTTGCTTCTTGGACACAAAGCAGTTTTACACTTTTCAGTTAAAGAACCTACTCGTATTGAGGATGCAGAATGGCAGGCAGATACATTTGCGGATATCGTACTGGAAACAATTGGCGTGAGAACACAACAGATGTCGTTCGATTTTTATATGTAAAAGCCCTGCGCTAACAGGGCTTTTAGGGACGGAAAGTGCGCTAACACATTCCGTAGTGTATGGAGATAATCCAATCACAACACTTTTTGTAGACAAGCGAAGTGTAGTGGTTCTCCCAACAAAGTGCAACCTGTGTGGATTCACAGGTGAGCAGGGAAAACGAAATCATGGCAATGGGTACCTGTCGCAAATGTGGCTGTCCATGTGAGATCATTTTTCGCTACTCTGTGTGTGTAGATGGTGTAATGCGCCACGCGAAAAAAGGGAAGCCTTTCCCGATCCCACTTTGCAGTTGTAGTGGCAAGCACGCAGCTTGATATTCAGTACTGACAAAACCCGCTTCGGCGGGTTTTGTTTTTTCTTGGCATTCAGGTTTACAATTCGCACGTCAGCCTGAACAACTGGCACCTGCTGCGCCAGCAGAGAAAGACGATGGCGCACAATACCAAATCACACAATTCTGATAATTCAGCTGTCTTTGCCAGCAGGCACGGGCGGCGTTCCCGCACATTCAAATCTGATTGGTACCAGCATCCCCCATGTACTGAAGAACAAGCTGAATGGCTAATTCAGTGCTACCGCAGACACGGATACGAGATTAAGAAAGCCCTCAGCCTCGATTATCGTCACTGGATAATCTCCGTCAGGCTTCCTTACTCTGAACGCCCACCGCGTCCGTCCCGCACATTCCAGCAACGCATCTGGAGGTAACGTGCGGGTATTACTTCGACCTGTTCTGGTACCGGAACTCGGGCTGGTGATCGTTAAGCCGGGCCGTGAATCCATGCCGGTATTCCACAATACCCGGGTACTGGTGGAGCCGGAACCGAAAAGCATGCGTAATCTGTCGTCCGGGGTCGTTCCTGCCGTTCGCCAGCCGCTGGCGGAGGATAAATCATTACTGCCATTTTTCAGCGACGAACGAGTGATTCGTGCTGCTGGTGGCGCTGGCGCATTGTCTGACTGGTTACTGCGCCATGTTAAATCCTGCCAGTGGCCACACGGCGATTATCACCACAGTGAAACCGTCATTCACCGTTATGGTACCGGCGCAATGGTGTTGTGCTGGCACTGCGACAACCAGCTGCGCGACCAGACCTCCGAATCACTCGGGCAACTTGCTCACCAAAACCTGTCTGCATGGATGATTGACGTCATACGCCATGCAATGAATGGCTCGCAGGAACGGGAATTATCGCTGGCTGAATTATCCTGGTGGGCGGTCCGCAATCAGGTGGCGGACGCGCTACCGGAAGCGGTATTACGTCGTTCGCTGGGGTTGCGTGCGGAAAAAATCCGCTCAATGTACCGTGAAAGCGACATCGTACCGGGAGAGCAGACCGCCACCAGCATACTGAAGCAGCGCACAAAAAATCTTGCGCCGCTGCCTCACGCCCACCAGCAAACCCCGCCACAGGAAGAGACGGTGGTCAGCATTGCCGTTGATCCTGAGTCTCCGGAATCTTTCATGAAACGACCTAAACGTCGCCGCTGGGTTAACGAGAAATACACACGCTGGGTGAAGACACAGCCGTGTGCGTGTTGTGGTAAGCCAGCCGACGATCCCCATCACCTGATTGGTCATGGTCAGGGCGGAATGGGGACAAAATCTCACGATATTTTCACGCTACCGCTGTGTCGGGAGCATCACAACGAGCTTCATGCGGATCCTCTGGCGTTCGAAGAAAAGCATGGTTCTCAGGTTGATTTAATTTTTCGTTTTCTTGATCACGCCTTTGCAACTGGCGTGCTTGGGTAAAAGAGGTGACTGATGCTCATAGATTTGGTTTTACCTTACCCGCCGACGGTGAACACTTACTGGCGACGCCGTGGCAGCACATATTTTATCTCGGAGGAGGGAAAGCGTTATCGCCGGGCTGTGGCGCTTATTGTTCGCCAGCAGCGGCTGAAATTAAGCCTGTCCGGAAGGCTGGCGATAAAGGTGATTGCAGAGCCACCGGATAAGCGTCGTCGCGACCTGGACAATATTCTGAAAGCACCACTGGATGCGCTGACGCATGCCGGACTTCTCATAGACGACGAGCAGTTTGATGAAATCAATATTGTGCGCGGTCAGCGCGTTCCTGGGGGGCGGCTGGGCGTGAAGATTTACCCCATAATGCTTGAAGGGCAGGTCAAAAAATGAAACTGGAAGATTTACCGAAATACTACTCCCCAAAATCCCCCGGCCTGACTGATGCATCGGCCTCAACGTCGAAAGATGCGCTGAGTATCACTGATGTGATGGCCGCGCAGGGCATGACACAGAATCGGGCTGAGATGGGGTTTTCTGCGTTCCTTGGGAAAATGGGCATTAGTATGAATGACAGAGAGCGGGCAACAGAATTGCTGACAGAATATGCACTCAGTCGGTGTGATCGCGTGGCGGCGTTAAGAAAACTCCCGGCAGAAATAAAACCGGCAGTGATGCGTATTATGGCTTCGTATGCGTTTGAAGATTATGCCCGCAGCGCGGCGAGCAAAAAACAGTGCTCCTGCTGTCACGGAAAAAAATTTATTGAAAGCGAGGTTTTTACAAACAAGATCCAGTATCCGGATGGTAAGCCGCCGGTATGGGCAAAGTGTACGAAAGGTGTGTATCCGTCTTACTGGGAAGAATGGAAAAAAGTCAGGGAGGTGGTAAAAGTTGCCTGTCCGGAGTGTGGCGGAAAGGGTGAGGTTTCCACCGCCTGTAAGGATTGCCGTGGGCGTGGTGTCGCCATTCATCGTGAAGAGTCGGTAAAACGTGGTATGCCTGTTATCAGAGACTGCCAGCGTTGTGGTGGTCGTGGCTGTGAAAGACTACCATCAACGGAGGCATTTAATGCCATATGCAAAGTGACGAGTGCTATCACGCTTGATACGTGGAAAAAATCAGTGAAACGCTTTTACGATACGTTGGTGGTTCGGTTTGACATTGAAGAGGCATGGGCGGAGCGGCAGTTAAAGAGGGTAACGCGATAGTGTTGTTGATTTTTCCCGAATCTGTGGTAAATTTGCTCTAACGATGGGCGTTTTATGCCTGACGTTAGAAGATTTTTTACACCCCGCCGCCTGGCGGGTTTTTTATGACTGAAATCGCGTCAGTATAGTAAACGCGCTGGTGGCGGTGAATACCTGTCTTTCAGCTTGCTGGCTTTTTCGACAAGAGTTATTGGTGTGTCACGTTAACCGGAAAAGGGAAAAAGACATGCTAAAACAGCAGGATATGACAGAAACCGCCAGAGTGGTGTTTAATGAATTAAGCGTTACCGAACCGGCGACAGTCGGGGAGATAGCGCAGAATACTTACCTTTCACGCGAACGCTGCCAGTTAATACTGACCCAGCTGGTTATGGCGGATCTGGCAGACTATCAGTTCGGTTGTTACAGACGCCTTCCGCAGTGAAGGCTTTTTTATTTGTGGTAAATGGGCGGCTGGTGGGGGTTAGGGGCACCCACCAGCCATCTGCTCATGCGTTGGGTTCACAAGCAAACCTCAGGCCCACTGCTTTGCGCAAAAGCAGAATGAGCCTATCAGAGACAGGCTTAATGATCCATGCTTAATACTGTAAAAATATCCAGTTGTGAGTTAATCAACGCCGACTGCCTGGAATTTATCCGGTCGTTACCCGAAAATTCTGTTGACCTGATAGTCACGGCCCCGCCGTACTTTAAAGTGAAGCCTGAGGGCTGGGATAACCAGTGGAAGGGCGACGATGATTACCTGAAGTGGCTGGACCAGTGTCTGGCGCAGTTCTGGCGGGTGCTGAAACCTGCCGGAAGTCTTTACCTGTTCTGTGGTCATCGCCTGGCATCTGATATCGAAATCATGATGCGTGAACGCTTCAGTGTGCTGAACCATATTATCTGGGCGAAGCCGTCCGGACGCTGGAACGGATGCAACAAGGAAAGCCTGCGGGCGTATTTCCCCGCCACAGAGCGCATTCTGTTCGCGGAACATTATCAGGGGCCGTATCGTCCGAAAGATGCCGGGTATGCGGCGAAGGGCAGTGCACTGAAACAGCATGTGATGGCCCCGCTGATTTCTTACTTTCGTGATGCGCGCGCGGCCCTGGGGATAACGGCAAAACAGATTGCAGATGCCACAGGAAAGAAAAACATGGTGTCGCACTGGTTCAGTGCCAGTCAGTGGCAGCTACCGAACGAAAGCGATTATCTGAAATTACAGTCGCTGTTTGCCCGGGTGGCAGAAGAGAAACATCAGCGCGGTGAACTGGAAAAGCCCCACCACCAGCTGGTGGATACGTATACGTCACTGAACCGGCAGTATGTGGAGCTGCAGAGTGAATATAAGCATCTGCGGCGGTATTTTGGTGTGACGGCGCAGGTGCCGTACACGGATGTGTGGACACATAAACCGGTGCAGTTCTATCCCGGGAAACATCCGTGCGAAAAACCGGCAGAAATGCTGCAGCAGATAATCAGCGCAAGCAGTCGTCCGGGTGACCTGGTTGCAGATTTTTTTATGGGCTCAGGTTCAACGGTAAAAGCTGCACTGGCGCTCGGGCGTCGTGCGATTGGCGTTGAACTGGAGACCGGACGTTTTGAGCAGACAGTCAGGGAAGTTCAGGATTTAATCGTTTGAAACGGATGAGATTGCAGAATTAATTACGCACCATTATTATTCTGCTTCCGGCCCTTTAGCTCAGTGGTGAGAGCGAGCGACTCATAATCGCCAGGTCGCTGGTTCAAATCCAGCAAGGGCCACCATCACATACCGCCATTAGCTCATCGGGATAGAGCGCCAGCCTTCGAAGCTGGCTGCGCGGGGTTCAAGTCCCCGATGGCGGTCCATTATCTGCATCATGCGTTGTTAGCTCAGCCGGACAGAGCAATTGCCTTCTAAGCAGCTGTGGTTGCACTCCTGTTGTTTCTGGTGGTGATGGTGGACTTCAGCAGCCGGATAATGTCGGTGCTGTCTGATGGTGTTTTGGTGGCGGGTGTGTGGTTGTTGCTTTCCCGTTGCTGAAAAAGAAAGCATCAGGCGATTAGCAGGGTATCAGTTACCCGTTGAAATTTTTAAATACCTCACAATTCCACAGCTTGATGATTGTCTGGCTGCCGGAGAATTTGTTAAAAATTACATCGCATGGTGAATCCCCCTCAGCGGCGGGGCATCTGGCAAAGTGTATGATCCAGAGAACATGCAAATTCAGTAGACAGGCTGAATTTACCGGGAGGCCCCTGGCACCATGCGACAGACAGAAATTAGGCTATACTTCAGCCCCTCTCCGGAGGGGCTTTTCTGTGCAGGATGTGTCACAGTTTCCTGAATTCTGAGTACTGTCCTGTTACTCAGGGTGCTATATTTTCTGACGTGATGAAAGTCTGCCGGAAGGCGGAACGTATCGGAAATGACCCAGTAGAGAAAACGTTGACTCAGATACCGATGCTGAGTTACCGGGAAACCGGCATCACATGACCGCTATCCTTCCAGGCTCGCTCCGGCGGGCCTTTTTACTGCAGAAAACAGTTTTCCCGTAAAATGCCACGTTGCTCATAATTCAGGCTGGCGATTATTGTCTGGCCGGCGGGAAGTTTGTTAAAAAATTTCGCATGGTGAATCCCCCTGTGCGGAGGGGTAATCAGCGAGTAGGTATATGGGATAATCGCGGATTCAGGTGCTGGTACTGAATTCACCGGGAGGCACCCGGCACCATGCAATGGCACATAGCGCCACTCTCCAGCCCCCCTCCGGGGGGGCTGTTTATATTGATTTTTTCAGATGTGAGTAAACTGCTTATGGACTTTGTTGTTTTAGCCCATAAGGACATATTTGCAGAGTGCAACGGTTATTAAAGCATTCATTCAATACGTTATCTGTATTTGTAGGGCATTCCTGGCTGTTTTTGATTAAATTCCAGAATGTTTTATTGAATGGTACTACGTTGTAAATGGTTACAGGTAGCACTTTGTTATTGAGCATGATGCCTGTGTGAGTCAGTGTAAATATACTTTCAGGAGGTAAGAAAGCATCCGATTGATACCAGATTATTAATTTTATTTTACTCCATATGACTGAAAAAGATATTCCGCATGATGGCTGGATAACTGTATCAATCACAATCCACTTCATTTAGTTTCCTTGTTTATGCCTTGCTGGTGATGTTCTGAAAAGTATAAATGATATTTTTGATTGTAAACCATAGAGCAGAATTATTTTTCTGATGTTGTTTATTGTTTATTTAAATGCAGGGTGGTTTATATCTCGTCTTGTAGTTTATCCATGCATATCTGCTTGATGATGAGGTTTTTATTTAAGGTATGGTTTTGTGTTTTTTCTGTATTACATGTCAGGTATTTTAAAGAATCATTTTTCAGATGGTGGAAAGAACCATGGCATTTAAACACTATGATGTTGTCAGGGCGGCGTCGCCGTCAGATCTTGCGGAAAAGCTGACACATAAACTGAAAGAGGGCTGGCAGCCGTTTGGTAGTCCGGTGGCCATAACCCCTTATACCCTGATGCAGGCGATTGCAGCAGAAGGTGATGTGGTCGTCAGTGGTGCAACTGAGCCGGAGTGGTACTACGTCATCGTACTGGCCGGGCAATCCAATGCCATGGCTTACGGTGAAGGGCTTCCGCTTCCGGATTCTTACGATGCGCCCCACCCACGCATTAAGCAACTGGCCCGTCGCAACACAGTGACTCCCGGTGGTAAAGCATGCGCATTTAACGACATCATTCCGGCAGACCACTGCCTGCATGATGTTCAGGATATGAGCGCACTGAATCATCCGAAGGCAGACCTGAGCAAAGGGCAGTACGGCTGTGTCGGCCAGGGCTTACATATTGCCAAAAAACTGCTTCCGTATATCCCGAATAACGCGGGGATCCTGCTGGTACCATGCTGTCGTGGTGGTTCGGCATTCACCCAGGGCGCGGAGGGGACATTCAGTGCGGACACGGGGGCCAGCCAGGATTCGGCACGCTGGGGTGTGGGTAAACCGTTATATCAGGACCTGATCGCACGCACCAAAGCGGCATTACAGAAGAACCCGAAAAATGTGTTGCTGGCGGTGTGCTGGATGCAGGGCGAATTTGACATGAGCGCTGCCACCTACGCACAGCAACCGGACCTGTTCACGGCCATGCTGAAGCAGTTCCGTACTGACCTTTCCGGATTTAACGCGCAGTGCCATGGCGGCAGTGCTGCAGTTGTACCGTGGATTTGTGGCGACACGACGTATTACTGGAAAAACACATACGGCACACAGTATGACTCCGTCTACGGCGCGTACAAAAACAGGGAGAGCGACAACGTTTTCTTTGTGCCGTTCATGACCGACGGTAACGGCAACAACACGCCCACCAACTTACCGGCAGAAGACCCGGATATTGCTGATGCAGGTTATTACGGCGCGCAATCCCGTAGTAATGGTAATTGGGTATCGTCAAATCGTCCGACACATTTCAGTTCATGGGCGCGCAGGGGCATTATTTCGGATCGCCTGGCAACCGCTATTCTGAACGCAGTTGGTCGAACCAGCGCCTTCATCAGCGGTACCGCACCGGAGATTAAACCCTCGCCCGGCGGCGACACTCCATCGGGGCCGTCTGATGGTGACACATCCGTTCGTACAGTCTCCCTGCTGCCGACAGCCGGAGAGGCTGCTGCGCAGGGCTGGACCATCACCGGCGGCAGTGTTGCGCTGGAAGATGGTGTGTTTAAGGTTACCAAGCAGAGCAATAAAACCTGGTCCCTGATGCATCCGGTGGATGACGCAGTCTCCCTGCTGACACGGGGTGGCAGACTGAGCTGTAAGTTTCGACTGTCAGGCGCACTGACCAACAACCAGTTCGGTCTGGGAATTTATCTGTATACCGATGTAGCGTTACCTGACGTCGTGGCGATGACCGGGACTGGTAACCCGTTCCTGATGTCGTTCTTCACCCAGACCACAGACGGCAAACTGAATCTGATGCATCACAAGAAAGCCGGAAACACAAAGTTGGGCGAGTTCGGGAATTACAGTAACGACTGGCAGACGCTGGAGCTGGTGTTCACCGCCGGCAGTGCCACGGTTACTCCGAAACTGAATGGAGTGGCTGGCCCGGCATTCCAGGTCATAAAAGACAGTCTGACACTGGGGCTGAATGCGCTGACGCTGACGGATATTACCAAAAATGCAGCGTATGGCGTTGAGATAGAAAGTCTGGTGCTGGAGATAAATGCACCGGCATCATCATAAAAAGTGAGCCAGTCAAATGGAAGGTATCGTTAAACTCACCGGTAGTGTCAGTGGGTCGTCTGAGATGCCTGCATGAGTTATCAGAGCCATCAGTACTTAACTGGTGGCTTTTTTTATTGTTGTCAGCTTCCGGATAACGGGAGACGGGGTATGTACCAGATGGAAAAAATCACAACAGGTGTGTCATACACCACGTCAGCGGTGGGAACGGGCTACTGGTTCCTGCAGTTGCTGGACAGGGTTTCCCCGTCTCAGTGGGCGGCAATAGGCGTGCTGGGGAGTCTGCTGTTTGGGCTGCTGACATATCTGACTAACCTGTATTTCAAAATCAGAGAGGACCGTCGTAAGGCTGCACGGGGAGAGTAATTCAATGACTCAAAACTATGAACTGATTGTGAAAGGGATCCGCAATTTTGAGAATAAAGTTACGGTAACTTTAGCGTTACGGGACAAAAAACGCTTTGCCGGTGAAATTTTTGACCTGGACATCTCGCTGGACCGTGTTGAAGGTGCCGCGCTGGAGTTTTATGAGGCAGCAGCCAGAAGGAGCATCAGACAGGTCTTCCTGGATGTTGCTGCCGGGTTATGTGAAGGGGACGAGCTGTTGCCAGAAACGCGCCCCTGTTCAGAGGCGCGGTATACCATAAAAATTAACAGTTCTGATAACTCGATTACGGGTTGTTAGCTTTTTGCAGTTGGCTTTCCAGTATCTTTCATTGGTAGCATCCTGATAAATATCCATGAGCGCAAAAATCAAATACGGCCTGTCAGCTGCTGTTCTGGCGCTGATTGCTGCAGGCGCGTCTGCTCCTCAAATACTTGACCAGTTTCTGGATGAAAAAGAGGGTAACCACACTACGGCATACCGCGATGGTTCCGGTATATGGACCATCTGTCGTGGTGCCACAATGGTGGATGGTAAGCCCGTCATACCGGGAATGAAGCTGTCGAAGGAAAAATGCGACCAGGTTAACGCTATTGAACGTGATAAGGCGCTGGGATGGGTGGAGCGCAATATTAAAGTACCACTGACCGAACCACAGAAAGCGGGTATAGCGTCATTATGTCCCTATAACATTGGCCCCGGTAAGTGTTTCCCGTCGACGTTTTATAAGCGGCTGAATGCCGGTGATCGTAAGGGCGCATGCGAGGCGATTCGCTGGTGGATAAAAGATGGTGGGCGCGATTGCCGCATACGTTCAAATAACTGCTATGGACAGGTTATTCGTCGTGACCAGGAAAGCGCATTAGCCTGTTGGGGGATAGATCAGTGAGCAGAGTCGCAGCGATTATTTATACTCTGGTTATCTGCACCATCGTCTGCCTGTCATGGGCTGTTAATCATTACCGCGATAACGCCATTACCTACAAAGCCCAGCGCGACAAAAATGCCAGAGAACTGAAGCTGGCGAACGTGGCAATTACTGACATGCAGATGCGTCAGCGTGATGTAGCAGAACTCGACGCCAGATACACAAAGGAGCTTGCTGATGCTAACGCGACTATCGAAAGTCTTCGTGCTGATGTTTCTGCTGGGCGTAAGCGCCTGCAAGTCGCCGCCACCTGTGCAAAGTCAACGACCGGAGCCAGCAGCATGGGCGATGGAGAAAGCCCAAGACTTACAGCAGATGCTGAACTCAATTATTACCGTCTCCGAAGTGGAATCGACAAGTTAACCGCTCAGGTCAACTACCTGCAGGAGTACATCAGGACGCAGTGCTTAAAATAATTTTAATTTCACTGAAATTTAATACGTGACTTTCAGGAAAATGCCTCGCAGATGCGGGGCATTTTTGTACAGGTATTTCACCGCGCACCGCAGCGCACTCAACCACGTCGAACCAAACCCTTTGGAATGAGCCTTTGAGTAGTCAGTTAGTGCTGGTGAGCCTTGACGGGCTGATCTCCTATGCAGCAAAGGTTCATCTCAAAGTAAGACGAACGCTATGACAAACCAAGATTCTATAGACCTATCTGATCTTCGTGGAATGGTCATTTTTCCAGACAAAAGGTAATCACCATAGTCGTATGGCTATGAATCTTGTTGCTGCAGATAAGCATTTTGTGATTGAAGTGGTCAAATCTCTCAAATGCAGTAAAATGCAGTGCGCTATAATTCAATAACGGAGGGAGTAAGGAGAAGTCATGAAAGATCAAGATGTTAGGTTCGCGGTGCATCATAAGCTTTTGAAAGAATCGCATTTAGATCCAGACTGCCTTGTGGTCGATGAATTTTCCATATCCCTTGGCGCCAGTAGAGCAGACATTGCTGTAATAAATGGTGTTATACACGGGTACGAGCTCAAAAGTGAATATGACTCTTTGGAGCGTTTGCCTCTTCAAATCAAGCATTATTCTTCTGTAATGGACAAGGTTACTCTTGTCGTAGCTGAGAAACACCTTGAGGGAGCATTAAAGTTAATCCCAGGTTGGTGGGGCGTTAAAACGGTTTCTGTTGGGCCAAAAGGCGCCATTCTTATAAAGCACATGCGTGGAGAAAAGCTTAATCGAAACCATGACACATTGATGCTCGCTCAATTGCTTTGGAAAGATGAATGTATCGACGTACTTGAACGATGGGGCTATTCCAAAGGAATCAAAAGCAAGCCCCGATTTGAGTTATGGAATATTATTGCGGAAAATATTCCAATAGCGAATCTCAGGCCTGAAGTCAGAACAGCCTTAAAGAAACGCGTAGGCTGGAAAGTTAAGGCTTGGCAGGCTGAGTCTGCGCCAACCAATAAAGCTGTCTCACGACTAACGTAATATGGTGCGTATGTGCAACTTTACGCCATTCTTTAGAGCCGCCAGATTTGTTAGCGCCTAATGATCTTTGGTAAATGTAATCATCCCCCCAACTAAATTTGGAGCCAAAGACTTGATACTCTGGCGAACTAACAAGGGTAGTACATAAGTTTTTAGTTTGGCCCCATCCATTTCCTTTAACTGCGGTACCTTTTACAAAGATCCATGAGGTATCGTTCGAATATCTCACTGAGACATACTGAGACATGAAGCGTGGGTCTACGCTCGTAATGGTAGAGCTAGCGGTGGGATAATCACTAAAACTTGGCGTTCTTCCATTGCTAAAATTCTGTACTACGTACATCCAAAGATCGTATTCATGGCGCGGAATATGATGAACTTGATGTTGCGGTATCCCTGCCTGTGATGCCGGGTATGCGGTTGAAGATAAAATCAAGTTTCTCCACGGAGCTTGGCCTGATAATGTGTTGACCATGCTTAATGCTTGTTGTTTTAAACTATCAGTTGCGTTTTGAATATCTCCAAAATCAATGATTACATCAATTAAACTAGGATGAATATTTAAGTGGTTAACCAGACTTGTGAATTGGTGCCATGTCTGGGGGGTGATAGATATAGCGAGCCCATTGATTAAGTTGCGTTGAACAGCATGTATATAGTTTGTTGAATATGCGGGAGAAACAACAGGGATAATTTCCTTACCATTTACTCTAGCATCTTGGATACACATATCTAGAGGATGATGGCGGCTCGAACCATGTTTATCTAAATATTTAACATCCAGCAAAACAGGACGATTGGCTTTCCAGGATGCCGCAAGGTTAATACCGAAGTCAGATAAGTAAGAACTCAAATTCTTCTTGTAGCATTCGTTTTCATAATCCCAGTCTATGTCTGGAATGGTAATGATCGGAGTAAAACCAGAGAGCGTAGTTTGATCTAAAAGCATCAGAGATTCATATTCAGCAGGCTTCCATTTCAGCTGTGGATAATATTGATGTTGACTCATTAAAACTCCTTAAAATCTTTACTTATCCTAAGTATAGTGTTATGGCGTAACGCCAATTGTTTTTATACACTTGAAAACATTGGGAAAAGTTGAGCTATATCTAAATTTACAAAATTGGATGTTATAGAAATCGAGGTTTCAACTAGGCATGGAACTGCAAAATTTTTAATGCCTGCACGCGAAAGTCGTTGGCGGGTCCTTTCCGGTGATCCAGATCGTTACGGGGCGGCGACCTCGCGGTTTTTCACTATTTATGAAAATTTTTCAGGGAAAATCGTGTCGGTACTTCTCGAATATAACTTTTTGTTTTTTTTAATATTACATCCGTAAAGGTCCGACATGAAAGTGTCCGAAAATGCCTTTTTCTGGCGTTTTCATGTCGGGCCTTGTATTTGATAATGGGTTGTTTTCATGAAGGTTAATAAAAAGAGGCTTGCCGAAATTTTCAACGTGGACCCGCGGACGATTGAACGCTGGCAGTCTCAGGGACTCCCTTGCGCCTCCAAAGGTAGTAAGGGCATTGAATCTGTATTTGATACTGCCATGGCAATTCAGTGGTATGCGCAGAGGGAAACTGATATCGAAAACGAAAAGCTCCGCAAAGAACTGGACGATTTGCGTGCGGCAGCGGAGTCAGATTTACAACCCGGCACCATTGACTATGAACGCTACCGGCTCACAAAAGCGCAGGCAGATGCGCAGGAACTGAAAAATGCCCGTGAAGACGGAGTAGTGCTGGAAACTGAACTGTTTACCTTCATTCTGCAACGTGTGGCACAGGAGATTTCGGGGATACTTGTGCGTGTGCCGTTGACATTACAGCGTAAATATCCGGACATTTCACCATCACACCTTGATGTGGTGAAAACTGAAATCGCGAAAGCCTCCAATGTTGCAGCTAAGGCCGGTGAAAACGTGGGCGGGTGGATCGATGATTTCAGACGCGCAGAAGGCAGCTAATGCAGCCGGTGCGATAGCTACAGGGCTTTTATCTCTCATTATTCCTGTTCCACTGACGACAGTTCAGTGGGCCAATAAACATTATTACCTTCCTAAAGAGTCGTCTTATACCCCCGGGCGGTGGGAAACACTGCCGTTTCAGGTTGGCATCATGAACTGTATGGGCAACGATCTGATTCGCACGGTTAACCTGATTAAATCTGCCCGTGTTGGTTATACAAAGATGTTGCTGGGAGTGGAGGCTTATTTTATTGAGCATAAATCACGCAACAGCCTTCTTTTTCAGCCCACGGACTCAGCTGCTGAAGATTTTATGAAATCTCATGTTGAGCCAACGATAAGGGATGTTCCTGCATTGCTGGAGCTGGCTCCATGGTTCGGAAGAAAACACCGCGATAATACGCTCACCCTGAAGCGTTTTTCCTCCGGTGTGGGGTTCTGGTGTCTGGGTGGTGCGGCAGCAAAAAACTACCGTGAAAAATCCGTGGATGTGGTCTGTTATGACGAGCTTTCCTCGTTCGAACCGGATGTTGAAAAAGAGGGTTCGCCAACCCTGCTGGGGGATAAACGTATTGAGGGCTCTGTATGGCCAAAATCCATTCGCGGCTCGACGCCTAAAATCAAAGGCTCCTGCCAGATCGAAAAAGCCGCTAACGAGTCGGCACACTTCATGCGTTTTTATGTGCCCTGTCCGCACTGTGGGGAGGAGCAGTATCTGAAATTTGGCGATGATGCCTCGCCTTTCGGTCTTAAGTGGGAGAAGAATAAACCAGAAAGTGTTTTCTACCTTTGTGAGCATCATGGCTGTGTGATCCATCAGTCTGAGCTTGACCAGAGTAACGGGCGGTGGATCTGTGAAAACACGGGCATGTGGACCCGTGACGGCCTGATGTTTTTCAGCGCCCGGGGTGATGAAATTCCGCCGCCGCGTTCCATCACTTTCCATATCTGGACGGCGTACAGTCCGTTCACCACCTGGGTACAGATTGTCTATGACTGGCTGGATGCACTGAAAGATCCCAACGGCCTGAAAACCTTTGTGAACACCACGCTGGGCGAGACCTGGGAAGAGGCCGTGGGCGAAAAACTCGATCACCAGGTACTGATGGATAAGGTTGTGCATTACACGGCTGCGGTGCCTTCCCGGGTGGTTTATCTGACGGCGGGCATTGACTCGCAGCGAAACCGTTTTGAGATGTATGTCTGGGGATGGGCTCCGGGAGAGGAAGCCTTTCTGGTGGATAAAATCATCATTATGGGGCGTCCCGATGAGGAAGAGACGCTGTTACGTGTGGATGTGGCGATCAACAAAAAATACCGCCATGCAGACGGAACCGAAATGACCATTTCCCGTGTCTGCTGGGACACCGGTGGGATCGATGGCGAAATTGTCTATCAGAGGTCAAAAAAACACGGTGTTTTCCGGGTGCTGCCGGTAAAAGGTGCATCTGTTTATGGCAAGCCGGTGATCACCATGCCAAAAACCCGCAATCAGCGGGGCGTGTATCTGTGCGAAGTGGGGACGGACACCGCAAAAGAAATTCTCTATGCCCGTATGAAAGCCGATCCCACGCCTGCGGATGAAGCCACGTCGTATGCCATCCGTTTTCCTGATGATCCGGAGATTTTTTCGCAGACAGAGGCGCAGCAACTGGTGGCGGAAGAGCTTGTGGAGAAGTGGGAAAAAGGAAAGATGCGTCTGCTGTGGGATAACAAAAAGCGGCGTAACGAAGCGCTGGACTGCCTGGTGTATGCCTACGCGGCATTACGTGTGTCCGTGCAACGCTGGCAGCTTGATCTGGCTGTACTGGCAAAATCCCGGGAAGAAGAGACGACCCGGCCAACCCTTAAAGAACTGGCAGCGAAGCTGTCCGGAGGAGTGAATGGTTACAGTCGCTGAACTGCAGGCGCTGCGTCAGGCGCGCCTTGATTTATTAACCGGTAAACGGGTGGTGTCTGTCCAGAAAGATGGTCGCAGAATTGAATATACGGCAGCTTCTCTGGATGAGCTTAACCGGGCGATCAATGATGCGGAGTCGGTACTGGGGACAACCCGCCGTCGCCGTCGTCCGCTGGGAGTGAGGTTATGAAACGAACGCCTGTCCTGATTGATGTGAACGGCGTTCCGCTTCGGGAGAGCCTCAGCTACACCGGTGGCGGTGCAGGATTTGGCGGGCAAATGGCAGAGTGGTTGCCACCCTCGCAGAGTGCCGATGCGGCCCTGCTGCCCGCGTTGCGTCTGGGGAATGCCCGTGCAGATGATCTGGTGCGCAATAACGGAATAGCGGCCAATGCGGTGGCCCTGCATAAGGATCACATTGTCGGGCATATGTTTCTGATTAGCTACCGTCCGAACTGGCGCTGGCTGGGGATGCGGGAGACCGCGGCAAAAAGTTTTGTCGATGAGGTGGAGGCGGCCTGGTCAGAATACGCAGAAGGGATGTTTGGTGAGATCGACGTGGAAGGGAAACGCACGTTTACGGAATTTATCCGTGAAGGTGTGGGCGTTCATGCGTTTAACGGCGAAATCTTTGTGCAGCCGGTCTGGGATACGGAGAGTACGCAACTGTTTCGTACGCGTTTTAAAGCCGTGAGTCCGAAACGGGTGGACACGCCAGGACACGGTATCGGGAACCGTTTTCTGCGGGCCGGTGTGGAGGTTGATCGATATGGCCGTGCCGTTGCGTACCATATCTGTGAGGATGATTTTCCTCGCTCCGGGAGTGGACGATGGGAACGGATCCCGCGTGAACTACCCACCGGGCGTCCGGCCATGCTGCATATTTTCGAGCCGGTGGAGGACGGGCAGACCCGTGGAGCCAATCAGTTTTACAGCGTTATGGAACGGCTGAAGATGCTGGATTCCCTGCAGGCAACACAGCTTCAGTCGGCCATAGTGAAGGCGATGTATGCAGCGACGATTGAAAGTGACCTTGATACCGAAAAGGCCTTTGAATATATCGCCGGTGCGCCGCAGGGGCAGAAGGATAATCCGCTTATTAATATTCTGGATAAGTTCTCCACCTGGTATGACACGAATAGCGTGACGCTGGGCGGTGTCAAAATTCCGCACCTTTTCCCCGGTGATGATCTGAAACTTCAGACCGCGCAGGATTCAGACAATGGATTTTCGGCGCTTGAACAGGCGCTGCTGCGGTATATCGCCGCCGGTCTTGGCGTTTCCTACGAACAGTTGTCCCGTGATTACTCGAAGGTCAGTTACTCAAGTGCCCGCGCATCCGCCAATGAGTCGTGGCGCTATTTTATGGGGCGGCGAAAATTTATTGCGTCCCGGCTGGCCACGCAGATGTTTTCCTGCTGGCTGGAAGAGGCACTTCTTCGGGGGATTATTCGTCCGCCACGGGCACGGTTTGATTTTTATCAGGCGCGATCAGCCTGGTCACGGGCTGAGTGGATTGGAGCCGGAAGAATGGCCATTGACGGGCTCAAGGAGGTTCAGGAATCAGTGATGCGCATTGAGGCCGGACTGAGCACGTATGAGAAAGAGCTGGCGCTGATGGGCGAGGATTATCAGGACATTTTCCGCCAGCAGGTCAGGGAATCTGCAGAGCGGGAAAAAGCCGGACTCTCACGTCCGGTGTGGATAGCGCAGGCGTATCAGCAGCAGATAGCGGAGAGTCGCAGGCCGGAAGAGGAGACAACACCACGTGAGACGTAATCTTTCACACATTATTGCAGCAGCATTCAATGAACCGCTGCTTCTGGAGCCCGCCTATGCGCGGGTTTTCTTTTGCGCGCTGGGGCGCGAGATGGGGGCAGCAAGTCTTTCGGTACCGCAACAGCAGGTACAGCTTGATGCTCCCGGGATGCTGGCTGAAACGGACGAGTACATGGCCGGAGGTAAACGACCGGCCCGTGTTTACCGGGTGGTGAACGGTATTGCGGTACTGCCGGTGACCGGCACGCTGGTGCACCGGCTGGGGGGGATGCGGCCATTTTCCGGAATGACTGGCTATGACGGCATTGTCGCCTGTCTTCAGCAGGCAATGGCAGATAGCCAGGTGCGGGGCATACTGCTGGACATTGACAGTCCGGGCGGGCAGGCCGCCGGCGCGTTTGACTGCGCTGACATGATTTACCGCCTCCGGCAGCAGAAGCCGGTCTGGGCACTGTGTAATGACACGGCCTGTTCTGCGGCCATGCTGCTGGCGTCGGCCTGCTCCCGACGGCTGGTTACCCAGACATCCCGTATCGGTTCCATTGGCGTGATGATGAGCCATGTCAGCTATGCCGGTCATCTGGCGCAGGCCGGTGTGGATATCACGCTGATTTACTCAGGGGCGCACAAGGTGGATGGCAATCAGTTTGAAGCGTTGCCGGCAGAGGTTCGCCAGGACATGCAGCAGCGGATTGATGCGGCGCGCCGGATGTTTGCCGAAAAAGTGGCGATGTTTACCGGTCTGTCTGTTGATGCAGTCACGGGAACAGAGGCCGCTGTTTTTGAAGGTCAGTCCGGCATTGAGGCCGGGCTGGCGGATGAATTAATCAATGCGTCGGATGCCATCAGTGTGATGGCCACGGCGCTGAACAGTAATGTCAGAGGAGGCACTATGCCGCAATTAACTGCAACGGAAGCCGCCGTGCAGGAGAACCAGCGAGTGATGGGGATCCTGACATGCCAGGAAGCGAAAGGACGTGAACAGCTTGCCACGATGCTGGCAGGGCAACAGGGCATGAGCGTTGAACAGGCCCGGGCGATTCTGGCCGCGGCGGCACCGCAGCAGCCGGTGGCATCCGCGCAGAGTGAAGCCGATCGCATTATGGCGTGTGAAGAAGCGAACGGTCGTGAACAACTGGCGGCAACGCTGGCGGCGATGCCGGAGATGACGGTGGAAAAAGCCCGCCCGATCCTGGCGGCTGCACCACTGGCGGATGCCGGGCCCTCGCTTCGTGATCAGATCATGGCCCTGGATGAGGCAAAAGGGGCAGAAGCGCAGGCTGAAAAACTGGCGGCCTGCCCGGGAATGACCGTGGAGAACGCCCGGGCTGTGCTGGCTGCGGGATCAGGTAAGGCCGAACCGGTCTCTGCATCCACAACCGCCCTGTTTGAACATTTCATGGCGAATCATTCACCGGCAGCGGTGCGGGGTGGCGTGTCACAGACGTCAGCAGACGGTGATGCGGACGTGAAAATGCTCATGGCCATGCCATGAAGTCAGTGCTGACCATCAATATGAGGTTTTAACAAAATGGTGACGAAAACCATCACTGAACAGCGTGCGGAAGTACGTATTTTTGCCGGTAATGATCCGGCTCATACCGCCACAGGCAGCAGCGGGATTTCTTCTGCAACACCGGCTCTGACGCCCCTGATGCTGGATGAAGCCACCGGGAAACTGGTGGTCTGGGATGGACAGAAAGCCGGTAGTGCGGTTGGCATACTGGTACTGCCGCTTGAAGGCACAGAGACGGTGCTGACCTATTACAAGTCGGGGACCTTTGCGACGGAGGCAATCCGCTGGCCTGACAGTGTGGATGAACACAAAAAGGCAAATGCCTTTGCCGGCACAGCCCTGAGTCACGCGGCTCTGCCGTAACACGTTATCAGGCCACCATGGTGACCTGACTGATTTCTGAATGAAAGGAACTGATTTATGGGATTGTTTACGACCCGCCAGTTACTCGGTTATACCGAACAAAAAGTGAAATTCCGTGCGCTGTTTCTGGAGCTGTTTTTCCGCCGTACGGTGAATTTCCACACCGAAGAGGTGATGCTGGACAAAATTACCGGAAAAACGCCGGTGGCGGCCTATGTCTCCCCGATCGTTGAAGGAAAAGTGCTTCGCCATCGCGGTGGTGAAACCCGCGTGTTACGTCCGGGCTACGTCAAGCCGAAACACGAATTTAATTACCAGCAGGCGGTTGAGCGCCTTCCTGGTGAAGATCCGGCTCAGCTGAACGACCCGGCCTACCGTCGTCTGCGTATCATTACCGATAACCTCAAACAGGAAGAGCACGCCATTGTCCAGGTGGAAGAAATGCAGGCGGTGAATGCCGTGCTGTATGGCAAATACACCATGGAAGGGGATCAGTTTGATACTGTCGAGGTGGATTTCGGGCGCTCTGAAGGAAATAACATTGAGCAGGCTGACGGTAAAAAATGGTCTGAGCAGGACCGTGATACGTTTGATCCGACGCATGATATTGACCTCTACTGCGATCAGGCCAGCGGCCTTGTGAATATCGCCATTATGGACGGTACGGTCTGGCGTCTGCTGAATGGCTTTAAGCTGTTCCGCGAAAAACTGGATACCCGTCGCGGCTCAAATTCACAACTCGAAACGGCAGTGAAAGATCTGGGCGCAGTGGTGTCCTTCAAGGGGTATTACGGCGATCTGGCCATTGTGGTGGCGAAAACGTCTTATGTGGCAGAGGACGGTACCGAAAAACGTTATCTGCCGGAGGGCATGCTGGTGTTGGGGAATACGGCGGCAGAGGGGATTCGTTGCTATGGTGCCATTAAGGATGCACAGGCGTTGTCTGAAGGAGTGGTGGCTTCTTCCCGTTACCCGAAACACTGGCTGACCGTGGGCGATCCGTCCTGTGAATTCACCATGACGCAGTCCGCTCCGCTGATGGTGCTGCCGGATCCGGATGAGTTTGTGGTGGTACAGGTGAAATAATCCGTGAGCGGGGGCGAAATGCCCCCGTGTCTTTTTTCACAGGAGGCTGAGATGGCAACAAAAGAAGAAAATCTGAATCGTCTTCGTCAACTGGCTGGCCTGCTGGGGCGCGAGGCGGATATGTCGGGGAGTGCTGCGGATATTGCTCAACGTGTGTCTGAGTGGGAAGAGGAGCTTGCTGTTTCCCCGGAGGGCATTATGCACTCTGATGAGAGCGGGGCTGATCAAAATCACACAGACGATGGTGAGCAGTTGAACAACACGGATGCTCCGGATGATGTTAAAGCCGTCCGGGTACGGAAGTGCCTGCAAGTAATGGGGTATTGCCCGGAGACAGGTCGTCCCGTTGAGCTGGCGTTACGGGGTATGCGTGTTCTGGTGCCATCATCACTGGCAACGGCCATGATACAGCACGGAACGGCTGAATATGCGTGATTTTCAGAATGCCTTTGATGCTGCCCTTGCCGGGGTGGACAGTACGATCGTTGAAGTGATGGGGATCCGTGCGCAGTTCACCTCCGGAGCACAACGTGGCGGCGAAGTTCAGGGGGTTTTTGACGATCCGGAGTCGCTGGGTTTTGCCGGTGGCGGGGTCCGTATTGAAGGAAGCAGCCCGTCATTATTTGTGCGGACGGATACGGTGCGTGCCGTGCGGCGTGGTGACACGCTGACCATTAACGGCGAGATGTTCTGGGTGGATCGTGTTTCTCCGGATGACGGGGGAAGCTGTTATCTCTGGCTCAACCGTGGGCAACCACCCGCTGTTAACCGGCGACGATAAACGCAGGGTGAAATTATGGCGATAAAAGGGCTTGATCAGGCGATTGATAATCTGAGCCGGGTTCGTAAAAACGCCATTCCGGCTGCTTCTGCAATGACCATTAACCGCGTGGCCACAACGGCGATTAATCAGTCTTCGTCACAGGTTGCCCGGGAAACCAGGGTGAGACGGAAACTGGTAAAGGAACGGTCCAGACTGAAACGGGCGACGGTCAGAAATCCGAATGCCAGAATTATCGTTAACCGCGGTGATCTCCCTGTGATTAAGCTGGGGATCAGAATGCTGGGGCGTCGTCCGAACAGCATACTCAAAGCCGGTCAGCATCGTTATCAGCGGGCATTTATCCAGCGATTAAATAATGGGCGCTGGCATGTTATGCAACGTCTTCCCCAGGCCAGATATGAGGAGGGCAATGACGACAAGGGAAGGAAAAAGCGTAATCGCCTTCCCATTCAGGTGGTGAAAATCCCGATGGCGGCCCCACTGAAACAGGCATTTGATGAGAATGTTGACCGTATCCGGCGTGAACGCCTGCCCGGAGAACTGGCATCCGCGCTGAAACAACAACTGAGGATTGCGATAAAACGATGAAACACACTGACATTCGTGCCGCAGTGCTGGATGCACTCGAGCAGCATGAACACGGGGCGACGCTGTTTGATGGTCGCCCCGTTGTTTTTGACGAAGAGGATTTTCCTGCGATCGCGGTTTATCTGACGGATGCAGAGTATACCGGTGAAGAGCTGGATGCAGATACCTGGCGGGCCACGCTGCATATTGAGGTGTTTTTACCGGCACAGGTACCGGATTCAGAGCTTGATCAGTGGATGGAAAGCCGGATTTACCCGGCGATGACCGCGATCCCGGCACTGGCAGGACTGATTACCACGATGGTTACGCAGGGCTATGAGTATCGTCGTGATGACGATATGGCGTTATGGAGTTCTGCAGATCTGACTTATTCCATTACATACGAGATGTGAGGACGATATGGCAACACCAAATCCCCTTGAGCCGGTAAAAGGTGCCGGTACCACTCTGTGGGTTTACAACGGCAAGGCTGATGCTTATGCAAACCCGTTGTCAGACGATGGCTGGCAGCGACTGGCTAAGGTGAAGGATCTGACGCCGGGCGAGATGACGGCTGAACCCTACGATGATAACTACCTGGATGATGAAGACGCGGACTGGAGCGCGACCGGGCAGGGACAGAAATCTGCAGGTGATACCAGTTTTACGCTGGCCTGGAAACCGGGAGATGAAGGCCAGAAAGGGCTTATAGGCTGGTTTGAAAGCGGCGATGTCCGGGCCTATAAAATCCGTTTTCCGAATGGCACGGTGGATGTGTTTCGTGGCTGGGTCAGCAGTATCGGTAAGGCCGTGACGGCGAAAGAAGTGATCACCCGCACGGTGAAAGTCACTAACGTGGGTAAACCTTCTGTAGCGGAAGAACGCAGCAAAATTACGCCGGTCACTGCGATTAAGGTAACGCCGACAGGTACGGTTGAAAAAGGGAAAACAACCACCCTGACCGTTACTGTGGAACCGGAAAATGCAACGGATAAGACATTCAGGGCGATTTCCGCCGATCCATCAAAAGCCACCATTAGCGTGAAAGATATGACGATTACTGTGACGGGGGTTAAGGATGGAAAAGTCAGCATCCTTGTGATTTCCGGTAATGGTCAGTTTGCTGCGGTGGCTGAAATTACCGTTAATAATGTGCCGGGTGGCTAAAGAGCTGAGAGATAAGCGATGTTCCTGAAAACAGAACAATTTGAATATAACGGTGTATCCGTCACGCTTTCTGAGCTGTCTGCGCTGCAGCGTATTGAGCATCTTGCCCTCCTGAAACGGCGAGCAGAAGAGGCTGAAGCCAGCGGCAACCTGCAGGTGAGTGTGGAAGATCTTGTCAGAACCGGCGCGTTTCTGGTGGCGATGTCCCTGTGGCATAACCATCCACAGAAAACGCAGTCACCGTCAATGAATGAGGCCGTGATGAAGATAGAGCAAGAAGTGCTCACCACCTGGCCTGCCGATGCCATTGCCCGGGCGGAAGACGTGGTGTTGTGCCTGTCCGGGATGATCGAAGCTGTTCGTCCGGATACTGATATTACTGAAGTGGCGAAAAATAACACGCTGACTGATGATGATTTTTCTGCGGGAAAGTCTTCGACGGCGAGCTGAACTTTGCCCTCAGACTGGCGCGTGAGATGGGGAGACCCGACTGGCGCGCCATGCTTGCCGGGATGACATCCACCGAATATGCCGACTGGCACCGTTTTTACCGCACGCATTATTTTCAGGATACCCAGCTGGATATGCATTTTTCCGGGCTGACGTACGCTGTACTCAGCCTGTTTTTTTGCGATCCGGATATGCATCCCTCTGATTTCAGTCTGCTTGTCCCCCGGCATGAGGAAGAGCAGGTGGAGAGGCCGGATGAGGACAAAATGCTGATGCAGAAAGCGGCAGGACTTGCCGGAGGCGTCCGGTTCGGTGGGGACGGAGGGCGCGATATTTTATCGTCTGCGGATGTGGCGGATGTCATGGTGGATGATGCCGCATTAATGATGGCTTCAGCGGGGATTCCGGGAGGTGTGAGATATGTCCCAGCCGGTTGGTGATCTTGTTATTGACCTTAGTCTGGATGCTGTCCGTTTCGATGAGCAGATGAGCCGGGTAAGGCGTCATTTTTCAGGTCTGGATACCGACGCCAGAAAAACCGCCAGTGCTGTTGAACAGGGCCTGAGCCGCCAGGCGCTGGCTGCACAAAAAGCCGGGATTTCCGTCGGGCAGTATAAAGCGGCCATGCGAACCCTGCCCGCACAGTTTACGGATATCGCCACGCAGCTTGCAGGCGGGCAAAGTCCGTGGCTGATCCTGCTGCAACAGGGGGGTCAGGTGAAGGACTCCTTCGGCGGGATGATCCCCATGTTCCGGGGGCTTGCCGGTGCGATCACCCTGCCGATGGTGGGGGCCACCTCGCTGGCGGTGGCGACCGGAGCGCTGGCGTATGCCTGGTATCAGGGCAACTCAACCCTGTCCGATTTCAACAAAACGCTGGTCCTTTCCGGCAATCAGGCGGGACTGACGGCAGATCGTATGCTGGTCCTGTCCAGAGCCGGGCAGGCGGCAGGGCTGACGTTTAACCAGACCAGCGAGTCACTCAGCGCACTGGTTAAGGCGGGGGTAAGCGGTGAGGCTCAGATTGCGTCCATCAGCCAGAGTGTGGCGCGTTTCTCCTCTGCATCCGGCGTGGAGGTGGACAAGGTCGCTGAAGCCTTCGGGAAGCTGACCACAGACCCGACGTCGGGGCTGACGGCGATGGCACGCCAGTTCCATAACGTGACGGCGGAGCAGATTGCGTATGTTGCTCAGTTGCAGCGTTCCGGCGATGAAGCCGGGGCATTGCAGGCGGCGAACGAGGCCGCAACGAAAGGGTTTGATGACCAGACCCGACGCTTGAAAGAGAACATGGGCACGCTGGAAACCTGGGCAGACAGGACAGCACGGGCATTCAAATCCATGTGGGATGCGGTGCTGGATATTGGTCGTCCTGATACCGCGCAGGAGATGCTGATTAAGGCAGAGGCCGCGTTTAAGAAAGCGGACGATATCTGGAATCTGCGCAAGGATGATTATTTTGTTAACGATGAAGCGCGGGCGCGTTACTGGGATGATCGTGAAAAGGCCCGTCTTGCGCTTGAAGTCGCCCGAAAGAAGGCTGAGCAGCAGAGTCAACAGGACAAAAATGCGCAGCAGCAGAGCGATACCGAAGCGTCACGGCTGAAATATACCGAAGAGGCGCAGAAGGCTTACGAACGGCTGCAGACGCCGCTGGAGAAATATACCGCCCGTCAGGAAGAACTGAACAAGGCACTGAAAGACGGGAAAATCCTGCAGGCGGATTACAACACGCTGATGGCGGCGGCGAAAAAGGATTATGAAGCGACGCTGAAAAAGCCGAAACAGTCCGGCGTGAAGGTGTCTGCGGGCGATCGTCAGGAAGACAGTGCTCATGCTGCCCTGCTGACGCTTCAGGCAGAACTCCGGACGCTGGAGAAGCATGCCGGAGCAAATGAGAAAATCAGCCAGCAGCGCCGGGATTTGTGGAAGGCGGAGAGTCAGTTCGCGGTACTGGAGGAGGCGGCGCAACGTCGCCAGCTGTCTGCACAGGAGAAATCCCTGCTGGCGCATAAAGATGAGACGCTGGAGTACAAACGCCAGCTGGCTGCACTTGGCGACAAGGTTACGTATCAGGAGCGCCTGAACGCGCTGGCGCAGCAGGCGGATAAATTCGCACAGCAGCAACGGGCAAAACGGGCCGCCATTGATGCGAAAAGCCGGGGGCTGACTGACCGGCAGGCAGAACGGGAAGCCACGGAACAGCGCCTGAAGGAACAGTATGGCGATAATCCGCTGGCGCTGAATAACGTCATGTCAGAGCAGAAAAAGACCTGGGCGGCTGAAGACCAGCTTCGCGGGAGCTGGATGGCAGGCCTGAAGTCCGGCTGGAGTGAGTGGGAAGAGAGCGCCACGGACAGTATGTCGCAGGTAAAAAGTGCAGCCACGCAGACCTTTGATGGTATTGCACAGAATATGGCGGCGATGCTGACCGGCAGTGAGCAGAACTGGCGCAGCTTCACCCGTTCCGTGCTGTCCATGATGACAGAAATTCTGCTTAAGCAGGCAATGGTGGGGATTGTCGGGAGTATCGGCAGCGCCATTGGCGGGGCTGTTGGTGGCGGCGCATCCGCGTCAGGCGGTACAGCCATTCAGGCCGCTGCGGCGAAATTCCATTTTGCAACCGGAGGATTTACGGGAACCGGCGGCAAATATGAGCCAGCGGGGATTGTTCACCGTGGTGAATTTGTCTTCACGAAGGAGGCAACCAGCCGGATTGGCGTGGGGAATCTTTACCGGCTGATGCGCGGCTATGCCACCGGCGGTTATGTCGGTACACCGGGCAGCATGGCAGACAGCCGGTCGCAGGCGTCCGGGACGTTTGAGCAGAATAACCATGTGGTGATTAACAACGACGGCACGAACGGGCAGATAGGTCCGGCTGCTCTGAAGGCGGTGTATGACATGGCCCGCAAGGGTGCCCGTGATGAAATTCAGACACAGATGCGTGATGGTGGCCTGTTCTCCGGAGGTGGACGATGAAGACCTTCCGCTGGAAAGTGAAACCCGGTATGGATGTGGCTTCGGTCCCTTCTGTAAGAAAGGTGCGCTTTGGTGATGGCTATTCTCAGCGAGCGCCTGCCGGGCTGAATGCCAACCTGAAAACGTACAGCGTGACGCTTTCTGTCCCCCGTGAGGAGGCCACGGTACTGGAGTCGTTTCTGGAAGAGCACGGGGGCTGGAAATCCTTTCTGTGGACGCCGCCTTATGAGTGGCGGCAGATAAAGGTGACCTGCGCAAAATGGTCGTCGCGGGTCAGTATGTTGCGTGTTGAGTTCAGCGCAGAGTTTGAACAGGTGGTGAACTGATGCAGGATATCCGGCAGGAAACACTGAATGAATGCACCCGTGCGGAGCAGTCGGCCAGCGTGGTGCTCTGGGAAATCGACCTGACAGAGGTCGGTGGAGAACGTTATTTTTTCTGTAATGAGCAGAACGAAAAAGGTGAGCCGGTCACCTGGCAGGGGCGACAGTATCAGCCGTATCCCATTCAGGGGAGCGGTTTTGAACTGAATGGCAAAGGCACCAGTACGCGCCCCACGCTGACGGTTTCTAACCTGTACGGTATGGTCACCGGGATGGCGGAAGATATGCAGAGTCTGGTCGGCGGAACGGTGGTCCGGCGTAAGGTTTACGCCCGTTTTCTGGATGCGGTGAACTTCGTCAACGGAAACAGTTACGCCGATCCGGAGCAGGAGGTGATCAGCCGCTGGCGCATTGAGCAGTGCAGCGAACTGAGCGCGGTGAGTGCCTCCTTTGTACTGTCCACGCCGACGGAAACGGATGGCGCTGTTTTTCCGGGACGTATCATGCTGGCCAACACCTGCACCTGGACCTATCGCGGTGACGAGTGCGGTTATAGCGGTCCGGCTGTCGCGGATGAATATGACCAGCCAACGTCCGATATCACGAAGGATAAATGCAGCAAATGCCTGAGCGGTTGTAAGTTCCGCAATAACGTCGGCAACTTTGGCGGCTTCCTTTCCATTAACAAACTTTCGCAGTAAATCCCATGACACAGACAGAATCAGCGATTCTGGCGCACGCCCGGCGATGTGCGCCAGCGGAGTCGTGCGGCTTCGTGGTAAGCACGCCGGAGGGGGAAAGATATTTTCCCTGCGTGAATATCTCCGGTGAGCCGGAGGCGTATTTCCGTATGTCGCCGGAAGACTGGCTGCAGGCAGAAATGCAGGGTGAGATTGTGGCGCTGGTCCACAGCCACCCCGGTGGTCTGCCCTGGCTGAGTGAGGCCGACCGGCGGCTGCAGGTGCAGAGTGATTTGCCGTGGTGGCTGGTCTGCCGGGGGACGATTCATAAGTTCCGCTGTGTGCCGCATCTCACCGGGCGGCGCTTTGAGCACGGTGTGACGGACTGTTACACACTGTTCCGGGATGCTTATCATCTGGCGGGGATTGAGATGCCGGACTTTTATCGTGAGGATGACTGGTGGCGTAACGGCCAGAATCTCTATCTGGATAATCTGGAGGCGACGGGGCTGTATCAGGTGCCGTTGTCAGCGGCACAGCCGGGCGATGTGCTGCTGTGCTGTTTTGGTTCATCAGTGCCGAATCACGCCGCAATTTACTGCGGCGACGGCGAGCTGCTGCACCATATTCCTGAACAACTGAGCAAACGAGAGAGGTACACCGACAAATGGCAGCGACGCACACACTCCCTCTGGCGTCACCGGGCATGGCGCGCATCTGCCTTTACGGGGATTTACAACGATTTGGTCGCCGCATCGACCTTCGTGTGAAAACGGGGGCTGAAGCCATCCGGGCACTGGCCACACAGCTCCCGGCGTTTCGTCAGAAACTGAGCGACGGCTGGTATCAGGTACGGATTGCCGGGCGGGACGTCAGCACGTCCGGGTTAACGGCGCAGTTACATGAGACTCTGCCTGATGGCGCTGTGATTCATATTGTTCCCAGAGTCGCCGGGGCCAAGTCAGGTGGCGTATTCCAGATTGTCCTGGGGGCTGCCGCCATTGCCGGATCATTCTTTACCGCCGGAGCCACCCTTGCAGCATGGGGGGCAGCCATTGGGACCGGTGGTATGACCGGCATCCTGTTTTCTCTCGGTGCCAGTATGGTGCTCGGTGGTGTGGCGCAGATGCTGGCACCGAAAGCCAGAACTCCCCGTACACAGACAACGGATAACGGTAAGCAGAACACCTATTTCTCCTCACTGGATAACATGGTTGCCCAGGGCAATGTTCTGCCTGTTCTGTACGGGGAAATGCGCGTGGGGTCTCGCGTGGTTTCTCAGGAGATCAGCACGGCAGACGAAGGGGACGGTGGTCAGGTTGTGGTGATTGGTCGCTGATGCAAAATGTTTTATGTGAAACCGCCTGCGGGCGGTTTTGTCATTTATGGAGCGTGAGGAATGGGTAAAGGCAGCAGTAAGGGGCATACCCCGCGCGAAGCGAAGGACAACCTGAAGTCCACACAGCTGCTGAGTGTGATCGATGCCATCAGCGAAGGGCCGGTTGAAGGTCCGGTGGATGGATTAAAAAGCGTGCTGCTGAACAGTACGCCGGTGCTGGACACTGAGGGGAATACCAACATCTCCGGTGTCACGGTGGTGTTCCGTGCCGGTGAGCAGGAGCAGACACCGCCGGAGGGGTTTGAATCCTCCGGCTCCGAGACGGTGCTGGGTACGGAAGTGAAATATGACACGCCGATCACCCGCACCATTACGTCTGCAAACATCGACCGTCTGCGCTTTACCTTCGGCGTGCAGGCACTGGTGGAAACCACCTCAAAGGGGGACCGGAATCCGTCGGAAGTCCGCCTGCTGGTTCAGATCCAGCGTAATGGTGGCTGGGTGACGGAAAAAGACATCACCATTAAGGGCAAAACCACCTCGCAGTATCTGGCCTCGGTGGTGGTGGGTAACCTGCCGCCGCGCCCGTTCAATATACGGATGCGCAGGATGACGCCGGACAGCACCACAGACCAGCTGCAGAACAAAACGCTCTGGTCGTCATACACCGAAATCATCGATGTGAAACAGTGCTACCCGAACACGGCACTGGTCGGCGTGCAGGTGGATTCGGAGCAGTTCGGCAGCCAGCAGGTGAGCCGTAATTATCATCTGCGCGGGCGCATTCTGCAGGTGCCGTCGAACTATAACCCGCAGACGCGGCAATACAGCGGTATCTGGGACGGAACGTTTAAGCCAGCATACAGCAACAACATGGCCTGGTGTCTGTGGGATATGCTGACCCATCCGCGCTACGGCATGGGGAAACGTCTTGGTGCGGCGGATGTGGACAAATGGGCGCTGTATGTCATCGGCCAGTATTGCGATCAGTCAGTGCCGGATGGCTTTGGTGGCACGGAGCCGCGCATCACCTGTAATGCCTACCTGACCACACAGCGTAAGGCGTGGGATGTGCTCAGTGATTTCTGCTCTGCGATGCGCTGTATGCCGGTATGGAACGGGCAGACGCTGACGTTCGTGCAGGACCGACCGTCGGATAAGGTGTGGACCTATAACCGCAGTAATGTGGTGATGCCGGATGATGGTGCGCCGTTCCGCTACAGCTTCAGCGCCCTGAAGGACCGCCATAATGCCGTTGAGGTGAACTGGATTGACCCGAATAACGGCTGGGAGACGGCGACAGAGCTTGTGGAGGACACGCAGGCCATTGCCCGTTACGGTCGTAACGTCACGAAGATGGATGCTTTTGGCTGTACCAGCCGGGGGCAGGCACACCGCGCCGGGCTGTGGCTGATTAAAACAGAACTGCTGGAAACGCAGACCGTGGACTTCAGCGTGGGCGCAGAAGGGCTTCGCCATGTACCGGGCGATGTTATTGAAATCTGCGATGATGACTATGCCGGTATCAGCACCGGTGGTCGTGTGCTGGCGGTGAGCAGCCAGACCCGGACGCTGACGCTCGACCGTGAAATCACGCTGCCATCCTCCGGCACCACGCTGATAAGCCTGGTTGACGGAAGTGGCAATCCGGTCAGCGTGCAGGTCCAGTCCGTCACCGACGGCGTGAAGGTGAAAGTGAGCCGGGTTCCTGACGGCGTTGCAGAATACAGCGTGTGGGGGCTGAAGTTGCCGACGTTGCGTCAGCGCCTGTTCCGCTGTGTGAGTATCCGTGAGAACGACGACGGCACGTATGCCATCACCGCCGTGCAGCATGTACCGGAAAAAGAAGCCATCGTGGATAACGGGGCGCACTTTGACGGCGACCAGAGCGGCACGGTGAATGGTGTCACGCCGCCAGCGGTGCAGCACCTGGCCGCAGAAGTCACTGCAGACAGCGGGGAATATCAGGTGCTGGCGCGATGGGACACACCGAAGGTGGTGAAGGGCGTGAGCTTCCTGCTCCGTCTGACCGTAACAGCGGACGACGGCAGTGAGCGGCTGGTCAGCACGGCCCGGACGACGGAAACCACATACCGCTTCAGGCAACTGGCGCTGGGGCGTTACACGCTGACGGTCCGGGCGGTAAATGCGTGGGGGCAGCAGGGCGATCCGGCATCGGTATCGTTCCGGATTGCGGCACCGGCAGCGCCTGTCACTATTGAACTGATACCAGGGTATTTTCAGATAACAGCGGTCCCGAAACTGGCTGTATATGACCCGACGGTGCAGTTTGAGTTCTGGTTCTCGGAAAAGCGGATTATCGATATCAGGCAGGTTGAAACCAGCGCGCGTTATCTTGGTACGGCGCTGTACTGGATAGCCGCCAGTAGCAATATTAAGCCGGGTTATGATTATTACTTTTATATCCGCAGCGTGAACACCGTTGGTAAATCGGCATTTGTGGAGGCCGTTGGTCGGGCGAGCGATGATGCGGAAGGTTATCTGAATTTTTATAAAGGGTTGATCAATAAAACGCATCTCGGCAAGGAACTGCTGGAAAACTTTGAGCTGACGGAAGATAACGCCAGCAAACTGGAGGAGTTTTCGAAAGAGTGGAAGGACGCCAACGATAAATGGAATGCCATGTGGGGCGTCAAAATTGAGCAGACCAAAGACGGCAAACATTATGTCGCGGGGCTTGGCCTCAGCATGGAGGATACGGAGGAAGGCAAACTGAGCCAGTTCCTGGTTGCCGCTAACCGTATCGCGTTTATTGACCCGGCAAACGGGAATGAAACGCCGATGTTTGTGGCGCAGGGCAACCAGATATTCATGAACGACGTGTTCCTGAAGCGCCTGACGGCCCCCACCATTACCAGCGGCGGTAATCCTCCGGCATTTTCCCTGACACCGGACGGGCGGCTGACGGCGAAAAATGCCGATATCAGCGGTAACGTGAATGCGAACTCCGGGACGCTCAACAACGTCACGATTAAC